TATAAGCAATAGTACCATCAACAAAAATACCAACATCACTTCTAGGAGTACTATACACCTCTGTTGTAGTAGTTACTGTTTTTGGTATGATCTTAAGTAACTGTGGATCAGTTAATGTATCTGATACGTTTGCAGGTAAGATATTTGTTGAAGGGTAACTAGAAGTTGCAATATAATAATATTGATTATCCTCATACAATGAAGAAACATCAGCAATATACTTACTCAAACTCGTTGCTATGACTGGGTTTAGAGGGACTGCTGGAGAGACAGCATTTACATTTACTTTCCATCTATAATTTTGTGCTGATTCATCATAAAGAACAGGATCTCTTGATTCGAACCCTGAATTGGTAACTTGTACTCTATCACCTGCACGAGAATACGGTGCTACCTCATCAATATCTAAACGAGTTAATATTCCGTAGATTAATAAAGAAACAAAACCATTCGGAGTTTCAGCAAGTGCAGTAGAGTAATTATATACTTTATCTCCTACACCATGTGCTTGTGTAATATTTCCACGTTCTTCTATAGTAAATTGTCTTGCAGATTTAGAAGAATACTTGATTTTCTCACCATTAATAACAATAGCACCTTCATTGTCTTTCCATCCAAAGGTAGAATCAACAGTAATTAAATCACCTTGATTATTTGTAGTATTAACTACTTTATCTAATGTAGTTTGTTGAGGAATAACAAACTCTCCATTCATACTAGATGGACTTATAATTAAATTAAAGAGTCCTGTACCAATTTGTACAACATTTTCTACAACTGCAGAAGCATACGGAAGGTTTGGTAAATTCTTATCTGCTTGTTGTATTATCTCTTCTCCAAGCAACCAATCAACATCACCAGATAATACAACTGCTTGTAGTGCATATGTACTATCCCAATCAGAAGTAGAAACTTTTAATGTATTATCTTTAGGGTTATAAGTTGTAGGAACATCGTCTGCACTCTTTGATATGAGAGTATTGAAGATGAAGCGAATAGATTTATCATTTCCCTTTACTTTATAAAAGGATCCGATATTTTTAATAAGAGTTCTCTTATCTACATCATCTTTTAGATATGCTTCAGGGAATGAATCTAAATATTCCTTCTCAAATGCCTTTGTAAGGGCATATAAGAAAAGATGACTCAAGTTATCTACATTTACCCCAGCACTATGTTCAACAGCAACAGAAGACGAATAAACGTCATCTGTGTACAAATCACCTAATTTAGTATTTCCACTAACTCCTCTAGAAACTTCTCTTAATGTATTACCATCTCTTTCTTTATAAAACAGAATTTCATCATCTATTTTAATATATCCGTTCCTTTCTGGGAATGATGTCCCATCTTGTAATATTACTTGATTAACTGTATCACTAATTGCAGCAACTAATGTGGATCTTTCTTTCAGTAAATGCTTCTCATAATAATCCACATCACGATAATTCGTGATATTTGTTATAATATCCAATGGTTGACCAGCAGATTCTAACTGCTCATAATAACCTTCTAAAACTTTAGTAAAGTTCTCATATTCAGCAGTAATAAAACCTGGCAGTTGATCTTCAATTAAAGAAGAGATCTGTGTATTCATTTACTCTGGATATACCGCAAATTTGCTGTTCGTGATATCTACATCTAGATAAAGACTTCTAGTAGCAGAAATATCGTTATTTTCTGGTTCTACTCGAACCTCAATTTTATTATCGTAAAATGTTCCTTTTATGATAGTCAAATCATATATTTTAATTTCACCTAGAACATAATCAATATCTCCAACATTATCATTAACCACAACTTTATCACCAGTTGCAGGATCTATTCTATATAGTACTATTTTACCACCCCTATCTTCCATGTACACAACATAATTTGGTTGTTCGGAAATAACAAAACCAGTACTACTAATAACAGGTCCATCACATGAATTCTTAAAGGAATTCTGGAAGCACAACTCATAAAAATAAGTAGAGTTAATAGCAGGATAAAAATCCTTCCTCATAGTAACAGTAGTTGTATTCGATGTTATTGACGCATCAGTTTCATCTATTACACCAACATATTTACTATGACGATATTTACCATTAAATTTCTCTGTCCCAGACAATTTAGAATAATCAGACACAGAAGTAATCACTTTTGATTTTATATCTTCCGCAAACTGATTAGTCACCCTTGTGTTATAGTTAATTCTACTGCTTAACTCAAGATAAACAATAGAAGGGTCTATAATATCTGCAGTAACAGAAGCAACAGAATAATCCTTTAATTGCTCAATAATTTGTTGTTTAGTAAAGGTAGATAATTTAGATCCACTATTTGGTTTGATTACAATCTTTACCTTACCAAATTCAGGATATCTTTCCTCTTCACCACCATAAACAATAATGTCAGAGACCGCAGGGTATATTTTACGTACTATCGCAGAATAATCTGCTGCTGTAACTGCTCTGTTCTGTGTTGAATACAGTTTTGGAGCATTAAACTTAATTTTATCAATATCTTCTATTGCTGCTCCTCCAGAGGCAGCAGAAACAGTTGTAATATTTGATACACTTATTGGAGGTGAAATACCATTTTCGTCTTGTAATACACCACTAAACGTAAATGTTGATGCTCCATTAGTAGTTTCACCATTAGTAATCAAATATGTTACTTCAACAAACTCATTATTATCTAATTTACGTCCAATTACTCCATCACCAAAGAAAAGTTGATACTGTTCATCTAAATTTTCATCAACATAGAAAATATTATCTGTAGAACCTATATCAATAATGCTATTTACTTGATTAAAATAAACAAATGAGGTAGCATTCTCTTGTGGAAAAACTTTTACTCTAATTGTACTGGTATCTGCTCCAGAATTTGTTAACTTAAACTTTTGTTTGGTGTTTGCAGTTTGAACTGTATATGAATCTGTAACTAATGTACCTTCATACAAGGATACATTTTCGAAGATTGCTTGGTTATTTGCAACAGGAACCTTGTAATCTTCAATAACGACATATTTGTAGAGTTTGTCGTCAAAAGATGTTACAAATCCTGTTCCTTTCTTGAGAATTATTATAGAAGGTGCTGTACCAGTAAAGGTTACATTAAAATTAACTACTGCTTCTGGTGAAACTACTGATTTTGGTTTATAACCTAACTGTTTTGCTATAGTGATTACGTTATCTCTTAACGTAGCAGACTCTAGAAAGAGTTCATTTACCACCATATTAGTGTTAAATGCTGTATAATAAGTATTATACGCTAAAACATCTAGTAAATTACTCCACGTTGAACCTTCAAAATCAAAATCACTAAAATCTGTCTTCGCTCGAAGATAGTCCTTTAGTGAAGTTTTAATATCTATAAAGTCTAGATTATTTACTTGCGTATATTTCATTGAGTTCTCTGAAGCAGGAAGTTAATCTCTTGTGGAGCATTATCTTGACGACCAATAATTTCATATTCCATATGAACAGTAAATGAATTCTGTTCAAATTCAGGTTCCACTACCAATTCAACAATACCAATTCTTGGTTCGTAATTTCTAATAGTTGTTTTTATCTCACTTTGTATTTGTGCTGCTACACCAAAATCTAATTGTTCAAATAATAATTCAGAGATTCTAGATCCCAAATTACTTTGAAATGGTCTTTCACCAGGTATAGTCAACAATAGATTTACAACCGATTGCTTCACAGCAGCATCTTCCTTTGTTACTTGCAAATCACCAGTAACAGGATGAGGCATAAAATTTATTTTTAAATCCTTTAACGGAGCGTATCTCGGCACAACAACACTATTTTGAGTTATTTATGCACACTATAGAAGGTATACTTCAAAAACAACTCCTCACCTGCCTTTATAGGTCTTATGGTCTTTATATAGTACTTGGTATAATACTTGTTATCAACTGGGTATTTCACACAATTAGGATCATCACTATGATTAATAAAACCGCCTAATGGTGTACGAAATGTTTCATCCAATAAAATTTCCAACAAAATATGAGATAGACCAAGTTCGGTATCAACAGGGATATCTTCTTTAGCGAATATCCCTTGACCTGCAACTTGACTATCTCCTATATGCAATGCATCTGGCAATGCTTTATAACTCAACGACCTTGACCTCTATATCTCTTCTTTGCTTTATTTCTTGATGTAGCAGAATACTTTGAATGTTTTCCACATCCTTGCCTAGATTTCTTTGGATGTGGTTCTATAGTTACCAATCCAGTAGAACTTGTTCTAATTCCCATGTTTTGTATTTAAATAAACTCCCGATGCTGGACTCGAACCAGCGACATAGTGATTAACAGTCACCCGTTCTACCAACTGAACTAATCGGGAAGGTAGTGGGTGGGAGGTTGGATTAATGTATACCAACAAGTAAGGGGCATTGCTACATTAGTAGATTTTTACCTTACTGTCCGAGACCCGACTGGTAAGTCGATTCACGTTTTCAACGTGCAGCACCACCTGTGTCTCGTCACCTTAACTAGCCTTATGCCAGCAAGTTTGATTCAGTCACTCCCGTGTCAAACCCGTCGATTCAACATATTAATTATAACACCATGTACATACCTTGTCAACCCTTTTAAGGAACTGTTAACATGTTAAGTCCCCATTCGTTACCAAAAGGCAACTTTGGATAAGTATTGAACGATAAACTAATTCTATCTTTATCTGATTCGTTTACTTGTACCTGATGTGATGTAGTACTAGAAAACAATAATAATTGACCAGGTATCGAAGGATGCTGGAAACGTTGGGCAATAGATGGATAATAGGAATTTTCGTTGTCAGATAACTTTTGTACAGAAAAATTACTTTTATGTAGTTCCGAACTAAAGGTTATGGGAGAACCTTTTTCCTGATCTGAAGCAAAATAGAAAACTCCACTTATAAAACTATTCGGATGATAATGTTCATATAAATGTTGCCCAGTGTTACACATATTAACCCAAGACTGTTGTATTGCTATTTCATGATCAGTACCTAAAACTTCATTAACATATTCATGAATAGAATCTAAACAAAATTGTTTTAACTCTTTTAAATTATCATCATCCAATATATAATCATTTTTTGATCTGGAACTTAATGGGGAATGAGTAGAGGTGTATTCAATGTTAGTAACATAATCCAAATCTTTATTCAAATCACCTTCATATTCAAATACCATTAATGGTGGTACCTGAAACATATTAATAGAATATTTTTTCATAATTTTGTAATATAGTGTTAACCGCCTACTAGTACATTTGCAATTCCTGATGTGATCGTTGATCCTCTATCCAATTTATCTCCTTTCCTAGCAACCCATTTCTTTCCAATCATAACTGTCTTTGATCCTTTTACTACTACGTCATTATGTGGAGGGTCATCCTTACATCCATGAGTTACCGCCGTTGCCCCCTTCGTGGCAACTAATATTTTAGTAACATACACCTTCGTATTTCCACCTGATGTCTTAAGACTAGATGGTGGATTGCACGGTCCATGACCACTTGTAGTACTTCCAATATATGCTATAGGTTGTCC